TCTCTGTCCATTTGATTTGGTACCTTTGCACAGTGAAACGTTGGCTATATCTGGAAGATCTCTCAAGAGTATATCGAGTGGAACTGCATGCTTTTTCGAAATTGTTTCAGCATATTCTCCCAACAATGTACTCACTCGTTCATTAACTTCCTGTTCGATCAGATCAATAATTTTGTTGTGCAACATCACTCCTTACTAGTAGATTGTTCGTATTTTTTAAATATGTCTTGAATAGATTGTGTCTTTTGTACTCGCGTACCTTTAATACGTTCACGAAGTTCTGCAACTTTTCCAGTGTGATCGAGACCTAGTTTCTTACACTCTTCAACGAGCTGCTCCTTTTTCATGCCACTGAGTGCCGGTCCCGTCTCTTTCTTTTTCGGTTTGTGTTGAGAGATGATCTCACCAAAGATTTCTTCCTTTGGATCCTCAAATAGGGGCTCAAGAAGATCGCACACCGGATTCAGAAATTTGTTCGCGAAGTAATAGTGATAATCAACTGGAATGTTATTCTCCTCGACATATTTGGGATCTTCGGATTTTTCAAACGCTCTGGCTTTGGGGTCACCAGTCTTAGTCAATAGGTAAGGGACACGGTCACCAGACTGTGGTTCAGAACCAGGTTTTCTGTCGCGCATCTTGTGAACGACCTGCACATGAGCTTGGTTGATTTCACCTATTCTAGGACCCGTGACAGATACGGGTTCGCCGTTAACCTTATAGCTATCGGAAAGAGACTGACTCAAAATCAACTTTTCGTTTGGCACATCACCAGAGAGTAACTCGATTGCCCTCTCCTTAGCGAGTTCCTTCGGTGGACCTGTGTCGGGTGCGTCGAGAACGACATCCAGTAACTCCTTACAGACTTCTCGAACGTGTGGTGTGTTATCACGACGAACGACTTGAAGCCCCTTGATATCAATATAATCCATGTGCATCTGATCATCCTTACCCTTTGTCCAAAGTTTGGCAGCATATCGCTTCTTCGAATACAAAAAGTATGGGCAATAGACTTTCTCAAGTTCTAGATTGTTTGGCTTCTTGAAGAGAGCGCTACACTCCTCTGCAGCCTTCTCTCCCAACTCCCAACTGTACTCGATAGCCTCCTGTCCCTTTCTGTCCCCAACGTCGAACTCGACCATCACAGAATCCGTATCGCCATACCTAACCTTAGAACCTGGGAAGTTCTTCTCGACATACGTTTTAGTTTCTTCGATCATCCCACGACCCCTACAAGTCGTCGTAGAAGCGATGGGAACGCAGGGAAGAATACCCTTACCAGCACCCGTGAATCCATAGACGGAGTTCATAGAAATCTTGTACGCCAACTGTTTGCCGTTATACACTTCCTTCATCCCACCAGTAGCTGCCGCCATGTCTTTCTTAGCCTTCTTTCGAAACTGCTTGAGTTCCAAGAGGATACTTGGCAGCAGACTCGGGACATCTTGTGCAAATTTGTAAGTTCGATCACCAATCTGGAATGTCTCATATTTGACACCTGGAATATTTCCATATCGTCGTTCGTCCATTACATACGTCGAATAACAAAGATTATGAGCCATCATGATCGATGGATACAGAGCTTCGAAATCGAGGGCTGTGATCGGTGTGTAGTACGCACCCTTGTGTGCTTCGAGAACGGTCGCACCCTCGTAAGGCTCTTCAGGAACGGCACCATACCGAATAGTGGGTACCATAAATCCCAATTCTCGCGCCTTCTTCGTAAGCTGACTGAACACCTTAATCTGCTGACCGCGCTCGACAAGGAAACATAGGGGAACCCAGGTCGCCTTCGCCATCTCCAGAAGGTTCAAGAGAGTACACAACTTCTTCAGAAGTTTGTGGGGAAGAAGTGTATCCTTGATACAATACTCAGCAACCTCACCCAATTTTACGGGATCACCTTCTTTGTACCGAGCAAACATCTCCTTCGGTGACATGTCAATCTTTTGATCGCCGAGATACAACTTCGAAACATTGTTTAGACTGTACGAATCCAGTTTGTATCCCTTCTTGATCTCGTGAAACATATCAAAAACGAAACGTCCCGACATTGGGAGCAACTTCAGGAAGTTATCACCCAAAGCACTCGAACTCAATTTTTTTAGAGTAAGTTCAGACCTTTCATCATTCAATCGCCCAAGTTTAAAAAAGTTAGGACTACATCCACAATGTCTAGCTCTCTTGTAAATGTACTCAAGATCAAAACCAAAAATATTCCACCCTGTGATGATGTCTACGTTTTTGTCATGTAGATACTTGTGAAACGCTTCCAGCATTTCTCGCTCGGTATCAAAGCTCACCACATCGGGTCCATCCGTATTCTTATAGCATAGACACACCTTTTCATATGGTTCATCGGTTCCGAACTTACAGAGGGAGACTGCAATCTGAAAACAAGCATCACCTTGAACATCCGCATCTGGAAATTTACCCGTAGAACTGTTACACTCAATATCAACTGAACCAACCACAAACGGAGCGATGTCATCTCGAGACACAGGTTTCAAAGTTCTCCAGTCGTTGCACCATAGGTCGATATCAACCTTAGCGAGATGTGAACGCACACACCTATCACCCGTGTCAAGCCATCCAGTAGACTGAATACCGGTTCTATGCATCAGGCGAAGAACTGGGTCAAGATTGGACTCGTACACTTTTAGGGTTGTAGTCCCAGAGGAGAGATCGATAGGTTTTCTCAAAAATCCATCGACACGACGACGAGCCGCGAGGTTCTTGAAATTGATCTTCATGAAATAAAACTCCTGATTGTTTTGAAATCCCCAAACATCTTTAGATTTAGCCATAGAATACGAAGTAATGCATTCAGGACATTTCCTACACAATAGATTGTAGATTTCATTGATCGTCTGTTGAGATGTTCCGAAGGACAACTTGATAAAAAAATAGGGATTAAACGCTGTTGTCACACAAACAGATTTACCTTCCCCAGTCTTTCCAAAAATACTGACGTGGTGTTCATCTTCTGTGTCTCGGGGTTCCCAAGTGAGTGCCTGAAACACGACCATATGTTTGTATTGACCCAAATTTTTAATATCATTTATTAATAAATGTCTGCCGCTTTAATTGAGCTCGTGTCGGTGGGTGCCCAGGATGTCTACATTACGGGTGATCCCCAGGTCAGCTTCTTCCGCCAGAACTACAAACGTTACACCAACTTTGCCATGAAGCCCGAGCGCATGGATTATATCGGTACCTTTGGTGCGAACAACGAAATCACTGTACCCATTCGTTCCAAGGGTGATCTCATGAGCTACATCTGGATCGAGGATACCCTAGTTTCTAACGTGCAAGACAACCCGAATGGTCTCTTCTCTTCCACCGCTTCCAACCCCACTGAGTTCTCTCTCTGGATCGGTGGTCAGAAGGTCTCTCAGTTGGACTCCCTTTTCATTCAGGGTGTACACAACCCCCTCATGCGCGATACCACCGCGAAGGCTTCGATGGCTGCCACCACCTCAACCCTAAAGTCCAATCATGGTGGTGATCACTACATGATTCCTTTCTTCTTTGGTGAAGATTGGACCAAGTGCTTACCCCTCGTGGCGCTTCAATACCACGATGTTGAGATTCGCATCAAGTGTCGTGATAACTACACTCCTGTTGGCACACCTAAGATCTGGGGTAACTATGTGTACCTTGATACCGAGGAGCGCAAGTTCTTCACCGACAAGGAACACGAACTGCTCATCACCCAGACGCAATATCAACCTGCCTCTAACACCGACACTGAAATTGATCTCAGCTACTTCAACCACCCCGTCAAGTCTCTCCACCTCGTTTCCGGTAACACTACCGCTGGTGCCGACTGGGATTCCGAGTTTACTTTCAACAAGTCTTCCCTCTACATTAATGGCGTCCCCCTTTTCGAGGATACTTCCAACGTCTATCACCACACGATCGTTCCCGAGATGCACTGCACCGACCTCCCCGACGACATCCTCGAGGATCTTCCCACCTTCTCGTGGCCCTTCTGCCTCACCATGAGCAAGATGCAGCCCACTGGTACTCTCAACTTCTCGCGCATCGATAACGCCAAGCTTACTCTCACCAACCCCTCCGGTGGTAACCAGCTCCACCGTGTCTATGCGGTCAACTATAACATTCTCCGCGTGAAGAATGGTATGGCTGGTGTCGCTTTCGGTAATTAATTCCAATTTTCGATCAAAGTTGTAGTTTTTTCATGCATACGTTTGGCATAGAAGGTCTTATCCTTCAAGTCATCCCAAATTGTGAGTCGGTCTTCGAGGAACGCCTTGAACTTCTCCGAGTCACAACGAGACTTGTAACGAACATTTTCACCCTTAAGTGCCTCCTCCATCACACCGATACGGGTATCCATTGAACGCTTATCAAGCTCATCAGGAGAGAGACGAGTGGACACGTCAGCTGATTTCTTGCTCATATATAGTATGGACGACGCTATCCTTTATTACTGTAAGTCGTGTCGTAGGACATATGACGGTGCCGCTCAGTGTTGCTTTGAGATGGATCATGAAGAAGTTAAAATCTCGGAGAATACTAAATGATTCCCCTCGTTATTGTCGGCGGTCTCGCTGCTCTCACAGCTTATACATTCCTTGGTCAGAATCTCATATCCTCTGAGGAAGCTAAGCGACTCATCAGAGAGGGTAAGATAAAGAGGGTTATCGATGTTCGCACCATCACTGAAT